AGAAGAGCTTGGTGATAATTGTACATTTATTGATGTATCTGAATTAAATATATCAGCATGCGAAGGTAATGTATCACGGAAAGAAGGAAACCAATGTGGTATCAAAGAGGCTTTGTTAAAAAATAATAATAAAAATCCTTCAGGATATCACAGATGTTGGGCAAGTATTAATAACAAAGAAGATGAATTGTGGAAAATATCAAAAGAATTATTTGAAAGTGATGTAGTTATATTTTTTAGTTCAATAAGATGGGGACAAACAAATATGTACTATCAAAAATTAATTGAACGTTTAACTTGGATTGAAAATAGACATACAACATTAAAAGAAAAAAATATTGTTGAAAATATTGAAACAGGTTTTATATGTGTTGGTCAAAATTGGAATGGTGAAGAAGTTACTAAAGTACAAATGAAAGTTCATGAATTTTATGGATTTAAACCAAATAAAAATTTATATTGGAATTGGCAATATACTAAAGATGATAACGATGAAAATCAATCATCATATAAAAAGTCACATAAAAAATTCATAGATGATATGAATTTGGAAGATATTTATTAAAATAAAAATTATAATAAATGAAAAATAATAAAACTACAAGTATAGAAGAAAGACTAAATTTATTTTTAGAAAAAAATTGCCCAACAGACCCTGGTAAATGGGCAGCATCTAAAGCAGCAGCAAAATCTAAATTTGATGTATACCCATCTGCTTACGCAAACGGATGGGCATCTAAAAATTACAAAGGAAAAGGTGGGGGATGGAGAGCGTGAAATGAGAGTTTAGGAGAATTAAATGCTTTACATGAATGTTGGGATGGGTATAGAGAAATTGGTGGTAAAATGAAAAATGGTAGAATGGTCCCAAATTGCGTTCCTGTAAAAGAAAATGACCAACCTGGTGGATATTGGGGAGATGAATCGACTGAAATAGATGAAACGGATTTAAGAGATACGGATGCAGAAATAAACTATGGAACAGTAGAACCAGAAGAATATGATGTTGAAGATGAGGATATGGCAGATTTCATTGATTTTATGAGAGGATATGATAAAAACCTAAATGAAGGATGTCAATGTTTGAGAGAAGCTGAATATCAAGGTAGAGAAGTTCAATTGGGTAAACCAATGCAAGGTGATGTTAAAAAATTTAAAGTATATGTTAAAAATCCAGCAGGTAATGTTGTTAAAGTAAATTTTGGTCAAAAAGGAATGTCTATTAAAAAGAACAATCCAGATAGAAGAAGAAGTTTTAGAGCAAGAATGAATTGTGATAGTCCAGGACCAAGAGATAAAGCAAGATATTGGAGTTGTAGAGCTTGGTAATAATATGAAACATTTTATATATAAAATAACAAATACTATAAATGGAAAATACTATATGGGTAGACATAGTACTACAAATATAAATGATAATTATATGGGTAGTGGTATTGGTATAAAAAATGCTATTTTAAAATATGGAATTGAAAATTTTAAAAAAGAAATTATAGCCGAAGTAAATACAAGTGATGAATTGTGGGAATTGGAAAAAGAAATGGTGAATGATGGAATAGTTAAAGACAAGATGTCATATAATGTTGCGTATGGTGGAAAACATTATTTACATGGATTAAAACAATATGATAACTCAGCTTTTATACAACATCAATCAAACGCAGGTAAAATAGGAGGAATTTCTTTTTATAAAAAATTTGGAAAAGAGTGGAATAGAATGGGTGGTAGTGTTTCATCAAAGAAAAGAAGTTCGGAATACATTTACAAAGTTCAAACTAATACTAATGAAGTTTTTTTGTTAAATGGACTTGAATTTAAAGAAAAATGTAATGAGATGGGATGGAATTACAATACTTTACATTGGAAACAATCTCAAGGTAAAGAAATTAAAAAAGGTAAACATAAGGGATTTAGAGTGGATTTAATCCAATCCCCAAAATAGAAAATTATTGCAGAAAGTGGTAAAAAACTTGGAAATTACAAAAAAATTTATTATCTTTATAGATACTTTACAAATTAAAAATGGCAGATAAATCAGTATTAGGTAGGTTACAGAAATTATTTTCAACAAACACCATTGTTCGTAAAACGGAGAAAGGATTAAAGGTCATTGACACGGATGAGTGGCAAAATATGACCACAAATCTTGTTGACCGATTCATGAAGTTAAAAGTAACTAACTATGGAACGGGTCAGATGGAGTCATCTATGGCATACCAGCAAGTTCGTATAGATTTATTTAGAGATTACGATTCAATGGATATGGACCCGATTTTATCATCGGCATTAGATATTTACGCAGATGAATGTACTGCAAAGAATGAGCAAGGTAATGTTCTAAAAATACATCACGAAGATGATAATATCAAACAAATATTAGAAAACCTTTTTTATGATATTTTAAATATTGAATTTAACCTTTGGCCTTGGACTAGAAATTTAGTTAAATACGGAGATTTCTTTTTACAATTAGAAATAGCAGACGAAGAAGGTATTGGTATTGTAAATGTAATGCCATTATCTCCATACGAAGTAAGTAGAATTGAAGGGTTTGACCCAGCAAATCCACAAAGAGTAAAGTTTGCATATGCTCCATATCAAAACCCATTGGGTGCATATGGTATGAGTCCAAAAAAAGAATTTGAAAATTACGAAATGGCACATTTACGTTTGAACTCGGATTCAAACTTTTTGCCATATGGTAAATCTATAATTGAGGGAGGAAGAAGAGTGTGGAAACAATTAATGTTGATGGAAGATGCAATGTTAATCCACAGAGTAATGAGAGCACCTGAAAAAAGAATCTTTAAAATTGATGTAGGTAATATTCCACCAAACGAAGTGGATAATTATATGCAGAAGATTATTAATTCATCTAAAAAAGTTCCTTTTGTTGATGAAAGAACGGGTGAATACAATTTAAAATACAACGTTCAAAACCTTATTGAAGATTATTATATGCCAGTTCGTGGTAATGATAATGGTACATCTATTGATACCTTAAAAGGTTTAGAATATAATATGATTGATGATATTAACTATTTAAAGAATAAGTTAATGGCATCATTAAAGATTCCAAAAGCATATTTAGGATACGAAGAAGATACTAATGGTAAAGCAACATTGGCATCTATGGATATTCGTTTTGCTAAAACAATTGAAAGAGTTCAAAGAGTATTGATTTCAGAATTAACTAAAATTGCAATCGTTCATTTATATGCACAAGGTATTAATGATGACCGTTTGACTAATTTTACAATTGAACTTACAACCCCATCTAAAATTTATGAACAAGAGCAAGTTGAGTTATATACTTCTAAAGTAGCTTTAATTCAACAAATGCAACAAACAAAAATGTTCTCTAAAGAATGGATGTATGAATCTGTAATGAAGATGGCTAAGGATGAACAAGATGAATTGACATTGGGTGTATTAGAAGATACAAAACAAGCATTCCGTTTAACATCAATTGAAACCCAAGGAACAGACCCTGCAAAACCAACGGGAACTGATGGAGAACCTACAAATGTAGAAGAAGAATTAGATAGATTAAAATCAGAATTATCTGCAAATGGTGTTGGAAGACCAAAAGACCCTGTTAGATATGGACATGATGACCATCCAGAAGGTAGAGACCCATTAGGAATTAAAACTCTTAAAACAAAAGAAGGTTCTGTAAAATACAAACCAAGAAACTCATACCAGGAAATATTTAAGGATATGGATGGTAATAAAAAAACTATTTTAACAGAAGATTTAACAAAAGAGTAATAAACTAATATTATACTATATTTATATCTGACAAATTGCAGAAATTAATGAAAAAAATTAAACATTCCAAATTTAAAAATACTGGATTTATATTTGAACTATTAGTAAGACAAATTACTTCTGAAATTATGTCCACTAATAATTCGGTAGCAGAAAAGATTTTAAAAGAAAATTTTAATTCAAAAAAAGAACTTTCAAAAGAATTAAAATTATATCAATATCTTATTAATGAAAAATATAATTCAGAATCTAAAGCAGAACAATTCATTAATACAATTTGTGAAGCTAGAAAAAGATTAGATGAAAAAAAACTTATAAAAGAAAAATATAATCTAATTAAACAATTAAAAGAAACTTATAATATTGATGAATTTATTAAATCATCTGTATCTAATTATAAAACTCTTGCTTCAATTTACAAAATATTTGAAGTAGTCAGTACTGAAGAACAATACGACCCAACTGATATTGTTAGTTCTCGTTTTACTATTGCAGAAAACATCATCAATACATCTATTCAGAACAAAGATTTAAAAATCAAAAATGCAGTATTAGAAGAATACAGAAAGCAAGATGAAGATTTAAGAGCAATTTCATATAAATTTTTAGTAGAAAACTTTAACAAAAAATATAAAAATTTAACAAATGACCAAAAAGGTTTATTGAGAGAATATATTAATAATATCAATAATACTGGTAAATTAAATGCATATGTTTCTGATGAAGTTTCTAAATTGATTGGTGGATTAAAAGAAGTTGGTGCTAAAATTACAGATAAAGTAACTAAAATTAAATTAGCAGAAACCATTTCCAATATTAGAAAGATTAAATCAGCAAAAAGAATTAAAGAAGAACATCTTTCAGCAATGATGATGACTTATGAATTATTAGGTGAATTAAAAAATAGTTTAAATAAATAAAAATGGTAAATTATAGAATATTTAACGCAAAGGAATTTGTAGCAGCAGGTGCAGGAACATCTGGTTCTTTGGATAAAGCTTGGGGAGTAATGAGAGGTTCAGCAGTGTGTTCGGGTTCAATAACATTGGAGGGATTTGTAAATGCATCCGGTTCTAATCCAACTAGTAATCGTGCTACATTAAAATTAGAATCTTTAATTCAAGGAGAACCTATTCCATGTTATGTTAGAGATATTACGGTAACAGTAGGAACTGCTTATTTATTAGCATAAAATTATAAAGATATGCCATCAGTTAGTAAAGCACAACAAAGATTTATGGGAATGGTTCATGCTGCCCAACAGGGTGATATGGAAAATCCATCAACTGAAGTACTAAAAGCAGCTGATTCAATGTCTGATAAAGATGCCAAAGATTTTGCATCAACAAAACACAAAGGTTTACCTGACCATGTTAAAGAATTTATTATTAGAGAGGTTAGGGGTATTAAAACAATTAGTAAAGAATATGGTGATATTGTAGACCAAATTCAAAAACATTTGGAATTATATAAACAAACAAAAGGAACTCCTGCTGAAAAACAACATATTCAACAATTAAAACAACTTAATGATAAAAAGAAATCATTGGCAGCTGAATTAGACCAAAAAGTTAGTGGGATGTATAAAGATGCGGAATTAAAAGTTGATGAAATAAATGTTACTGGCAATATAGATGGATATAATACTCCATATGCATTTAGTGGTAAAGATGATGAAACATCTAAAGGAAAGAAACAAGCAGATTTAACTGGATATTCAGTAGTTAAAGAATCTTTAATCAAAGAAGATATAGATACTATGTATCTTGTTGTTGCTTTAATTGCACAATTAGGTGTACTTGGTCAATTAGGATTCAATCATATTGGTGATTATGAAAGAAGATTAGGACCAATAGATAGTATAAAACAATGGTGGAAAGACAAAAAAGATGATAAAGCAGTTAAATCAATCATAGCTAAAATAAAGAGTGACCCGGAAATGATTGAATTTTTCAAATTATCTCAAAACCAACAAAAGGGGAAGTTTAGAAAATTAATTGCTACTAAATTATCTGGTGATGAAATTCAATATTTAAATAGAATCAACAAAAGTGATTTACAAGAAAATCGTTGGGTAGCATTGAAAAAAGAAGATGCATCGCCAACTCAAAAGATAGGAAGAGGGATATCTAACATAAATAAACAACTTAAAGAAATGGAACAATTTCTAAGTTGGTACGGTAAAATTAAAAATGAAAACGGAGTTTCTAACAAAAATTTTTGGAAAAGAACAAATTCTCATATTTATAATATAAAAGAGAGGTTGTTAAAATTAGACCAACAAATTCGTAAAATATCTGAATAATGAAATTACATCAATTAAAGGAGCTTGTTAGGCAAGTTGTAAGAGAAGAGGAAGATTATCAACAACTGTTTAAACATATGTTGAATAAATCAGGTAAATCAATTCCATCTATGTCTGATGATGAAAAAAAGAAATTCTTTAATGCAGTAGATACGGCATATAAAGCAAAATCGGAAGGTAGATTAAGAGGATACAATGAAGCAGAATTAACCGGAAATCAAAAAAAATTAGATGTTGATGGTGATGGTGAAATTGAAGGTTCAGATTTAGCAAAATTGAGAAAAGAAAAATAATGAGCAAAGGATTATTGATAGAGACGCATTTGTTTGAAGCAAAAATACAAGAAGAATCTAACGGTACTTTACTTGTTAAAGGTATTTTGCAAAGAGCAGGTGCTGAAAATCAAAATGGTAGAAGATACCCAAAAGAAATATTAGTAAGAGAGTGTGGAAAATATCAACAACTAATAAATGAAAGAAGAGCATTGGGTGAATTAGACCATCCAGATTCTCCCGTTATTAACTTAAAGAATGTATCACATAACATTAGAGAAATTTATTGGGAAGGTGATGATGTATGCGGAGTAGTAGAAATCCTTTCAACACCATCTGGTAACATTTTAAAAGAATTGTTAAAGAACAACATCCGTTTAGGTATTTCATCAAGAGGATTAGGTTCTGTAAAGGAATTAAGAGATGGAACTGTAATGGTTCAAGAAGATTTTGAATTGGTAGGTTGGGATTTTGTTTCAAACCCATCTACACATGGAGCATTTATGGCACCTGTAAACGAATCCAAACAATGGAA